ATTCATAACCTGCCCAGATTTTCTGTGTTGATCCTCCACCCGAAAGACGTTGAGATGCGAAGCCGTAACTGAGTTCGCCAATCTTAGATGACTTACTAATTTTGACGCCTTCGACAATTCGTTGAACCGCTGCTCGGCCGAAAGTTCGTGTGATGGAGTAAGCCTTGATTTCGTTGGCTGCGTATTCAGCAAGGGCGCTTGACTCTCTTTTAGCCGCTTCCACCGCTTCATCATCCATCGCCTTGAAAGCCTTGATAATAGAGCGCAACTCGCCGCGATCATAACTGATGGCTTCATCTGCCAAGATTGCGCTCCTTTAGTATCTCTATCGCCGTCAATACTTGTTCGATGTCCGTCCATTCGCTCATTGGAATTCCGGTTGCTATCGCCACCTCAACGATAAGGCGATTTACGCTTCCGGACTTGTAGCTTTTGGGCTTTCATCTCCAATCGTTATTTCTTCTACTGATAACTCCCAGACTTCCTGAGACTTGGTTGGCTTTCCTGCCGCGTCTCGCTTGTAAGCGAAATAAGCCAAGTCCAAAAAATCCGCTTGTTGGTAAGCGGTAATATCTTTCATACTGAAAATGGATTTTCCAGTCTTACGTTCCCACTTAGCCCATTCAGGCAAGCCAGCGAGGTAAGTCGCTTCTTCGCCCGAACTGTATTTGATTTTGATTGTAATCTTCATAGCTCCCGATTCCTATTCTTAGCTGAAGGTTTCTGTTACGTCACCCTTTGAAACTTTGAAGGTGAATGAAACTGTTTGTGCGTCGATTCCTGATCCGCCAGCAGTTGGGTATTCTGGAAGGATTGGGAAAACGAATTGAGCGCCTGAAGCCGCTGTAAGTGTGACGCTGATTGTTGTATCTGGTGCGGACTCAGCTGCGGCCCATAGTGCCTCACATACAGAGTTAGCCTTACCCCAATCGGCAAGCATATCGAGCTGGAAGGTTGCTTCGACATTGACTGTCTTGTAAGCCTCTCCATCGAGAGTCTGGTAAGTCTCGCGAACCTGAGTCTTGGTCAAGACCGCGTTTGTCGCTTGGGCTTCGATGTCCGTTCCACCTGTGAAAGACAGCGAAATATCGCGACCGGTGATTACTGTGGTTGCCACTATTTCTCCTTAGTTGGTTTGTGTGTAATAGGTGGAAACGCGAATATCTGCGACCAATAAATTGACCGCACCCACTTGCGTAACCGATGGCCGCTCTACTGGGCCGACTGTGTAGCCGTCCGGTATAACTGCCAAAACTGAAATGATGAGCTGCTCGAGATTATCGAGAGAAGCAGGATTAGAAAGATAGGCGACTCCACAAGTAATGGTCATATTGATTTTTGCGTGAATTGTTGAGTCATTGATTGTGTTGAGTTCTAGGTAAGGCGAATCTGGAACAAGAATAACCGCTGGCACTTGAACCGCCTCTGGAACGTAGGCATAGACGTTCGCAGATACCGACCCGAGCGCGGTGGCCAGCGGTGTCCGGATAGACGAAAGAATAGTGCTAGGCATTAGCCCACCATCGCATCAACGTCGAGGTAGGGGCCGAGAAGACCAGTTACTTTTGCGAGAAGATTCTTAGATAGGCGATAAGGCGTTACTGCGAAATCGATTCCTTCTATTGATCCACCAGCGGCAGTTCGGGCTTGGAAGATTTCGACAGAAATAGCCAAAACTGCAGCCTCGACGTTAGCATTTCCGACATAGGTTGTTGCGCCAGAGAGCGCAGCGTTTCCGGCTGGGATAATATTTTTTGCCAATATATCTGCATTTGTGATGGCGACTGTAAAGACATAAGGGGTAATTTCGTCTGCTGTAACTGTGTGAGTACCATTGAAAGGCGCGCCGCATCCAGTTATAACGACGGATTGCCCTTCGGTAAATTCGTGAATCGTTGCGGTCTCGAAATAAGCAACGTTATTCTCTAATGAAACTTTATTGACTCTGCTCTGGAAAGTGACAAGCATCGGGAGAACAAGGTTCTCGCTAGCATCAACAATATCGGTCAGATAAGCGTCTGAATAAAGGGATGACGAGACGCCAAGGATTGTACGCAGTTCGGAAACTGTAACTATCGAAGGCATCTCGCCGTCCTTTCGTTCTAGGGGTCTAAGCCAGCTCGGGAGCGGACTGGCTCAGACTATTGAGTTTTGTTACGCAACCATCCACTTGTAAGCGCCAGCTGCAACCTTTGTTGCTAGTGCGCCGTAGCCGTAGTAGGCCACTTCAATCTGGCCGTTGAGAGCTACGTTTGTTTGTAGGCGGAAACGTGAAGACTCATACCAAGTGTATGCATCTGGGTTGATGATGATAATTGAGTTATCACCAGTTGGAGCCGCTGTTGCGAGGTTACGAGCAACGCGTAGGTTGAGACCTAGTACGTTTCCGCGAACTGCGCCGCCAGAGAGATTGCCACCTTGGTTGGATGGGCCAATGAGGTTCTGGTAAATCGGACGACCAGCATCAGCGAGGTTCATAATGTTGCCCCATTGTTCTGGGCTAACGAGAATGTTTGTCGCAGTTCCGAGAGTTCCCTTATAAACGGATACGGAAGCATCGGATACGAAATCGAGGAATCCTGCAGCATCGAGTGTTCGGTTTCCGCCGTCAGTTCCGCCAGCGACAAGGCCAGCGATAACTGCGACGTCAGTCGCCTTTGCGTATGCGAACTCCATTTGACGAACGAGTTCATCAAAGAACGCAGGTGAGGAACGATCAAGAAGTTCTACGGAGAAGGTCTGGCCTCCAGCGTACTTCTTTACGGAGACAGAGAGGAACTCATTTGTCATTCCTGTCTCATCGATTGCTGCGGCTTCTGCTTCTTCGCCGACTGTTGGGACTGCTGTGAGCTTAGGAATTTCGAAGCTCATACCGGCATCTGGAAGGACGCCGCTCGAAACTGAATCAACCGCTGGACGATCAGCGTTTGAAAGTGGGTTGATGATTTCGGTTAGTTGGCGAGTTGGGATGAGACCAGCGTTGTTGCTTGTGGTGTCATCTGCAGCCATAACGTACTGACGTGCAACGTCATCTCCGAGCTTTGCGCGAACGCTGTTCTCGAGATACTTGGCCTTGGTGAATTCAAGGCGTGGAGCGGTGTAGAAAGCTGGACGTGGTGCCGCAGCTTCTACTTTAGCTGCTTCTACCGCTTCTTCTACGGCAGGAGCAGGAGCGGTAGTGTCTGACACTTGTTCTCCTTCGGTTGGGTTTTCTGGCTCAGCGGTTGCTGGCTCAGAATCTTCTTTTGGTGCTTCATTTTCGGATGCTGCAACTTCGCTTACGCGAGCTGAGTCGATTGCTGGATCTGTAACGAGTGAGACCTCGTCAAGGGTTGCGGAAGTAATCTGCATAACGCCTTTGACATTCGTCCATTCATTGATTTGTGCGCCAACGCTAAAACCATCGCGTAAGCCTTCTGTGGCCTCGACTAGCGCGTCTTCCCCAGCCATAGTGTTGGCGATTTTGAACGTTGCCACAATTCCAGAAGCGGTTACTTCGTGAGATAGCATCTTGCCGATTGGACGAGTGCGATCGTGTTCAAGAAGCAGTTTGACCGGTTTCATTTCGATTGAATCATTGGCGAACACAGTTGGCCCAACGGAAGTGTTGCCTTGCTCGTTCCAAGTCACAATAGTTCCGCTGATTGTGCGCTTTACAGTATCGGCCGCAGTAACGACCATAGGCATACTAATTTTCATTTGGTATTAGGTCTTCCTCTCGTTGAATCTGCTCAACGCTCATCGCGCCGATTCGGTTCAGGATTTCATAAACCTGAGCGCGTTCCAATGCGTTACCGCGAAGGAAATCGTCAAGTGCGAAGCGCGTCATTACTGGATTCGGTACGAAGTCCGGTAGTGAGAGTCTTTCTTCAATCGCCTTGAGAATTGGGCGAAGGGAGAAATCAACAAGTGAGCGCCGCTCGCTAACTGCGTTTGAATATGTCATTGAAGTCGTTTCGGCGCTCAAGAAGTAAGCAGGGATGCCACAAGCGCGAGCAAGTTCAAGCGCGACATATTGACGAGCCTCTGCAAGTTGTAACGACTTAGGATCGAAACCGAATTCTTTCAAATCTACGTCAGCATTGAGAAACGCTGTCGAACGAGTCTGTCGAGCAGTTCTCCAAGCTGTGAGAAGTGATGAAACTCTTTCAGCAGTTAGGTTTGTGCCATTTGATTTCAAAATCATTGAAGGTGCTGGCTCTTTAGCGTAATTGACAGCAGCGTTCTCGAGAAATACTGCAGCGTTGATTGTCTTACCAGCTCTATGAAGTAATCCCTCATCTGGGCCATCGAAGCGAATCAACGAGCCGACGCCAGAATTAGGTACTGCCATTCCATCGACTTT